GAAGCCAATAAGCAGGCAGGCATAGCCATAACAGCCGAACAACAAGCCCGTATCTTACAACTCCAACAAAACCTACAACAAGCCAAAACCTTTGCTCAGCAAAAAGTAAATGAATTGAATATTGGAGGTCGAAATCTAATTCTTAACACAACATCTGGACAAGTTATTTATCAACCGCCTCTTACAAAATTATCTTTATCATCACAACTTGAGATAGGAGAACAGTACACTATCTCTTGGAAGGGTAAATTGATAGACAATCATTTAGATAATTGGGTCGCTGTACAACGATTAAATGCGTGCGAACATTCTCCTGATGAAGTGATGATTCGTGAGCGCATTGATAGTACAGAAGAAAAAAAATACTCATTCACATTTACTGCTAAAAACTCTTCAGAACGCCCTGAAATAGGTATATGGATATGGGGAAAAGTAAGTATTGGAAGTCTCAAACTCGAACGCGGCAACAAACCCACCGATTGGTCGCCAGCTCCTGAAGACATTGAAAACAAAGTTGCAGACATTCAAACAGACCTACAAAACGCTATCAACAACGCTAAAGCCCTTATAGCAGTCGAAACCCAAAACCGCCAACAAACAGACACCAATGTATCAAAGTTAGTCAATAAAACCAACTTCCTAAGCGACACCTATATCGAGGGCAACACTATAGCTACAGGCACTATGATACTCGGCAACAGCTTAGGCGTACAAGCAGGTATTACAGGCGTAGGAGCTGCCAATAACGATGTACGCTTATGGGCAGGCAGCAACTATAAAGATAGGTCTAAAGCCCCTTTTTACGTACTCCAAGATGGCACCCTACACGCTACCAATGCTAACATATCAGGACACGTAGAGGCTACCAGCGGCAGATTCAAAGGACATATAGAAGCCACTAGCGGGCAAATAGGAAATGGCGCTACACATATAAAAATAGATAGTAAAAGCGGAGAAATTACTATAGGAGAAAAATTCTTTATAAAAGGTGAATATTTTTATATTGGGAAACAAAACAATAATAAAATAATTGAAGTTGGTAATTATAAAGGAGATGCTTTAAACTATGACCATAATAAAGTTGAAATCACTTCATCTGGTATAGAAATAATCAACAAATCAACCCATCCTATATATCCAAGTGAAGAAACAAAAAAATCAATAAAAATAAATAATGATAGTATATCTATTAATGGTCAAGAAGGATACTCCGGAAAGGTAGGTATTGGCAGCGGATACTATCTAATCATTACCAATGGTATTGTAACAAACCTCATCAGAGAATAATTTAAAACAATAAACAAATATGCAAATCATTCAACAAACAACCCGTACTACAGCACAAGAAACCGTGCAAGGTGTTACTATCACCTACTTCTACGAAAACGAAAAAGACACTACCCCTACAGCAGTCGCTTTTTCAGTAACTCGTGAACAGTCATCTAACTATCCAATAATTCAGGGTACAGTTACTGTTAACGATTTTAATGTTCAAAACTCCAATTTTCAAGGAACAGACATTGAACTCTACAAGCACATTCACGAGGCTTGTGTTGCCATTATTAATGGTGCAGAGAAACAAAAGTAATTATTAACACAAGGTAAAAGGTAGGCAATTACAATCTTACCTTTTACCTCTTATATCTTACCTAAAAATGACCTTACAAGAACTACTTGCACTACCCGAAGCCGCGCGTATTGCCGAGCTCAAAAAATATCCAGCTAATCGCCCTGATACACAATTACTCCTAAAAGATTGGGACTATACTAAGCACGATATTTTCGACCCTGAATTGCGCCCAAAACGAAAGGTGCTTACCCAAGAGGCAACCTATAATAAGGACGGCACAATTCATACCCCAGCAAAATTCAAAGATGAAGAAGTCAATCGCCTCGCTCTACCATTAGAACAGGATATTGTCAATATTCATACCGCATTCACGGTAGGTACACCTCCTAAAATCACGGCAAACACCGATAAAACAGAGCAAGAAGAATTATTTAAACTTCTAACTGATCTACACAAGCGCAACAAGATACAATATGATAACAAGCGTATAGTTCGCTCTTGGTTTTCTGAATGCGAAGTGGCTGAATATTGGTACGTAAAACCATCAAAGGAAGATGACCCTAATCCTACTTATCGCCTTAAGTCTATGATATGGTCGCCCTTTCGTGGTGATACCCTATACCCATATTACGATGAGTACGGCGACCTTATAGCATTCTCCCGTGAGTACAACAAAACGGATAGCAAAGGCATACAAACCTCACGCCTAATGGTCATCGATAACCAAAATGTAACAATTTACAGCAACGGCACACAAAAAGAGAAATATCAACACGGATTTTCCAAAATACCTGTTATTTATATGAAGCGTGAGCGACCTCTTTGCGATAAAATACGTACACTCCGTAATCGTCTTGAGTTGCTCTTGTCCAATTTCGCCGATTGTCTCGACTACAATTTCTACCCAAAATTAGTAGCTTCAGGCGATGTGAAAGGCACTCGTAATAAAGGAACGGGAAGCGAGATAATTCAACTTGAAAACGATGCACAAGTGTCCTACCTCACTTGGCAACAGTCCCCCGATATGGCAAAATTAGAGTTTGATAACCTCACCTCTCGCTGTTATGCCCTAACTAACACCCCACAAATTACGTTTGAGGCTTTGCAAGGTATCGGTAACGCCCTCAGCGGTAAGGCATTTAAGTTTATGTTTATGGGTACGCATATGGCAGTGAGCAATCACGCTGAGACTGTAGAAGAGTTCTTACAACGCCGTATCAACTTCCTATTGTCTGCAATAGTAAGTCTCATCCCTAAATACGCCAGCATTGCCAAACAAACACAAGTCAGTATAGAGATTGTACCTTATATGATTGACAGCTTAACCGAAAAGATAGCCGACGCCGTTAGTGCTGTTCAAGGAGGGGTTGCTTCACTTAAAGAAGGTATTATTTTGGCAGGTATCACTGACCGCGTAGATGAAGAACTCGCTCAAATAGAGAAAGAAAAAGGAAAGGAAGTGTTTAAGGATTAGCAAAAATGAACTTAGAAAAGTGGAATGAATATCACCAGAACCAAACCGAAAGGGACGTTTCTAAACTCCTTCATCTATTTGATGAGGTGCTAAAAATGGTAGTGATGTACTATGGGCTACAGACTATCAAAGAGGAGTTCTTTTCCTTTACCTTGTACCCTGTGCTGAACAATAAGGTAAAATCACTCTTTGAAAAGTTTAACAACGTATTTTCTCAAAAGATGAATTACTGTATAGACAAGCACTATCAGCTATCTAAGGACAAGTTTAAAGATGTGTTTACTAACATTCATCATTCACAAAAAGGGGAGGAAGATACCCTACAAAGCCTTGTGATGAAAGAAAAGAAGCGTATGCTTTCAGGTAGGGTGTGGAACTTAACCCAACAGTATCGCACCGAAATAGAAATGGCATTAGATGTAGCCATACACGAGGGAACACCTGCTAATCAGCTAACATCTGTACTAAAGAAGTACCTACAAAACCCTGATACCCTTTTCAGAAAGTACCGAGATAAAAACGGTGTTTTACAATTCTCGCAAAGAGCAAAGGAATATCGCTCAGGACAAGGAGTATATAGGAGTGCGTACAAGAATGCTGAACGCTTGGCACGTACAGAAATAAACATAGCATATCGCACCGCCGATATAGAACGCTGGCAAAGTATGGATATGATAGTAGGCTACGAAATCAAGCGAAGCAAGCACCCTCACGGTTGTGAAATATGTGATATGATGAAAGGTATATACCCTAAGAGCTTCGTATGGGTAGGTAATCACCCAAACTGCCGTTGCTATATGACCCCTGTATTCAAAAAAGATATAGCAGGGAAAGAAATCACCATAAACAACAAGCTCACCGAGTGGATATCAGACAACGAAAATAGAATAACCAACGCTAAGGGTATACCTATGTTTCTATGGGGCATAGATAACCAAAGTAAGGGCGTTTCGCAAAAGGTTATACAAGCAATACAGTTTTTTTCTAAGAAAAAACTACCCTGAATTTATGCACATTCAAGGTAGTTAATGAGCTTCGGGATACTATACCGCCATTACGCTCTGGTGGGCGTTGCCCCCTGCAAAAGTTCAATTAAGCCCTTTTGCATTGCAAAGGTACAAAAATATTTTCACTAAAAAGCCCCTTAATTGGGGCTTTTTTTATTGAATGATAGCACGCCCTTTTCAGTCTAAGCCATAGAAAAACTTGTAAAATTATCTATAACAAAAAAATACTAACTTTTTCACAATACACAAAGATACAACCTAACACCTACCCCCTTATCTTTGCATTATAAAATAATAGTACTAAAAATCAATATTTTATGTTTAAAGAAAAAATTCTCCAATTGCTCAAAACTAAGTATGCAGCATTAGGGTTGAGCGCGCAAGTGCTTGAAGGAGTAGCTACTAATTTAAGTACTTTCGTAACCGAAGAAGCACAAGTAGAACCAGCTGTTGCTGGGGCTGAATCTATGCTAAAACATCTCCAATCGTTCGCCGATAGTCGAGTAAACACTTTCAAAAACGAAAGTGAAAAATATAAGAAAGAAGCTGAGGATTGGAAAGCTAAATTTGAAAAGGGTAACGAGTCCGCTGACACGCAACCTACACAAGGGGGCAATCAGCAACAACCTAATTCCGAACTCGCCACCGTGCTCGAAAAACTTAACGCACTGCAAGACACATTTGCAGAGTTCCAAAAAGGTCGTACCTCCGAAACCCTCAAAGAACAATTCGTTAGGGCAATGAAAGAGAAGAACATACCCGAAAGTTACTACACCCCAGCACTCGCAGGGCGTGAATTTGCTGACAATACTGCCGTTGAAACTCTTACTATAGAAGTAAGCAACGGCTTTGAAAAGCAAAAACAAGAACTTGCTGACTTAGGTTTCTCTTACTCTAAAGCTCCTGACAACCCAGACACTCCTCTTAAAGAGGAAGAGGCTCTTGCTAAACAAATCGAGCAAGACACTCAAAAAATAGTGGAAGCTCAAAAAGCAACTGCTACAAATCACTAACATTAAATAATAAACAAAATGCCAGCAGGAATTAAGTATGACCTTAAAGGTCAAGAAGTAGAGAAAGAACTCTACAATGTAAAAACAGGCTACCGATTGGCAGGAGGTTTTAATCTTGAAGACAATGATATAGCAGAGGGTACTTATGTACCTGTATTAGCTCCTTTGTCTGTGGATTTTAAAACCCGTATTGCCAAAGTGTCAAAGGCTGTAAAAGCTACTGAAAACATTGACGATACTACCCTAAAAATCCAAAAGGGAAGCCTTGTTAAAAAAGGTATGCATATTGGCAACGGTACGAAAGGCGCAACCATTTCAGCCATCGACACTACCAATGCCAATTATGACACTCTTACCTTGTCAGCTACCATTGATGGGGTAAAAGCAGGAGATGTCCTCTTTGAAGCCAAAACTGTAGCAGGTAAAGAAGTCAAAAATCCCGCTAATTTCCTTAACTATGCAAGGGTAAAGAAAGAAGCAGGGGCAACTGTTACCGCTCTCGGTCAGGCGTATGAAATCCAAACAGAAAAGCTCTACACCCCCGTATCGGAACAAGATAAAGCAACGCTTGGGGCAAGATTTATGTTCATTTAAAACTCAAACACTATGATTTTAACATTAGAAAAACTTTTTAACAGCCCACTTATCATTAAGGCGGTAATTGATAGGGTAATGCAAACTACCCTTGACACTATCGTATGGAAACGATATTTAGATTTTGAGGAAACCAAAACACGTTTGTTCAAGACCTATCTTGGTACCGTTACGGGTGTGGTTATGGGTTCAGTGATTGACAAGAACTCTAACAAACCTATCCGTGAGCGCAAAACGCTTGGCAGTGGTACTGGTGAGGTTGCCGACTTAGGGAACTCTTTCCAAATGGACAATGAACGCCTTAGTATCGTGCAACAACTCATCGACAAGTACAACCAAGCAGGGGCAGGACAACCTGCTGTACTTACCGAAATCATCAACTACCTTGCAGATGATATTCGTCAATGTACCCTTGCGCCTCATAAGCGTATGGACTATGTTGTGGGACAACTCATATCTACAGGAGTAGGAGAGGTCAAATTAGACGACAACAAAGAGGGTATTACCCTTATGAAAATGGAACTCCCTGTAATGAAGTTTGACCCTACAACTGCCGAAAAACCTAATTTCATCGCCTACTTGCAAAAGATAGTCGAAGAAACTCGTGCTAAAGTAGGTACATTTGCTCTTATGGAAATGACACGTAGCACTTTCAACAAGCGCATTGTAGCTTCTGATGAGTTCAAAAACACCTACAAAATGGTATTAGGCAATGCACAAATAGGCGTTGCAGGGGGTATCATTACCGAAGCGATGGCGAACCAATTACTTACCGGTATAGGATTACCTCCTCTTCGTATTGTAGAAGACTACGTGGTGAAAGAAGATGGTACAAGTACTAACATCTTTTCCGATGAGCGTATTGCCTTGTTGCCTACTGCAAAAATAGGTAAGATGATGTGGCATCAACCTTACGAGCTTGTTGACCGTGTTCCCGATAGAACCTACACAGTATTAGAGGGTGGTCATTTTATCACCACTAAACGTACAGAAGAAGGTCGTTTTGTGGAATATGGTTGTGAGTGGATACCCAACATCACTGCTCCTCAGCGTATGGCAATCATCAACACTTCTAAAATGGGATAATATGACAAAAAAGGATTATTTCCGTCAAAGGTTTGCCTCTTTGGGGCTTTCTCTCACTGAGGCTGACCTTTTAGATTTAAATGTCCCAAATTTAGAAGACGAAGTTAAAAGCGAAGAGCAGGAACAAATGTACATTGCTTTTATTAAGTTTATACCGCAAATACTCTTGCGCCCAACCTCAATATCTGAAGGAGGCACAAGTATATCACGAGCAAACAAAGATGATATTATAGCATTCTATGGTAACGAATGTAAGCGGTTAGGACTTAAAGACGAACTTTCTAAGAAACCAAGAGTGATATTTTTATGATATTAGATAATGGCACAATACAAGTACAAACCATAGTAGGAGGCGGACTTGTGGACGGCATACCTCAATCGGGGGTATCTGAATGGAGCGAGCCTATACCTTGTCATATTGTAGCAAACACTCTTAATCAGCGAGGAGTGTTTAAGGATAGTACCTTTACACAAAGCTCTTTTACTGTGTGGTTTGATTATGGTTTGTATGTATTCAGTGCTAAGAGGGTGCGTCTCATTAACAACAAAAATGAGGTATTAGGAGAGTTTGAAGTACAAAGCATTGAGCACGCCGATTTAGTGGGTAGAACAAAAATCACTGTATAATGATAGAAGGAAAGCTAAATATTACCTTTGATAAAATCAAAGAAAAGTATATCAATGAAGCTACAAATAAATTCATTGAGGTTGGCGAACGATGTATCATTGAAGCACGAGATAATGGGGCATATACCGATAGAACGGGCAACCTTCGCAATTCTGTAGGTTATGTAGTACTCCTTAATAGTGTAGAAAAATCTAAAAGCAACATTTCTGCACTCAACCAAAGACTTATTGAGGAGCTAAAAAGCAAATATCCTAAAAATTTGGTGCTTATAGTGGTTGCAGGAATGAATTACGCTGCTTACGTCGAAGCTAAGGGTTTTAATGTGCTTTCATCTGCCGAGCTAATGGCTAAAAACATCTTAACAAAACTCTATTCATAATGAAAAAAGGAGGTACACAAATTGAAAAAGACGTCTTTGACATATTCAAAGACGAAATAAAAAGATTCATTAAAGGAGGTGTGTATCTGCAAGGAACACGCCCTCACAATTCTAACAAGGAAGATTGTGTAATAGGCTATCTTACGGGTATCAATAATGATGTACAACAAGGCAAAATAAATATCAACTTCTATGTACCTAAAATTAATATAGGAGCGCAAAAGAATGTGAAAAATATTGCACGTATCTTAGAGATTGAAGATTTTATGAGCCGTCTCGTACAGCGCGCCCCCGATGAATATCTTTTTGTACAAGAACAAACCATCAATAGCTTTGAGGAAGATAGCAATCAAAACCTTGTAAACGCTCAAATCCTCTATAAACGTTTTAGTATTAATAATTAAAAAAACAAAACATTATGGCAAATATTATAAGCTGGGGTAAACCCAAATTAGAATACGTCAAGTTGGAGAATGGCGAAATGCCACAAACACCCACTTGGAAAGCGTTTCCTACACCTGTTGAAAACTCGACAAAGTTAGAGACAGAAGAAGGAGATAGCAAAGAAGCTAAAGTAGAAGGTGGTGAAATTATTGCTACCCGTAAGAACGCCAGCAAGTATAAGTTGGAGTTTGAAATCTACGAAACAGACGACCTTGTTATACCTATTCCAGATGAAGATGGTATTATCCTTGACCAGTATGCTGTGAGACTTTCACCTGAAAACAGTAGCGCAAAAGGTTTTATAATGGATAAAACCAATGTCTCATCTGTAAAAACGTGGGACAGTGAGATAGGAGGTAAAATAAAATATACCTTTACGGCTCTCAAACCCAAAACAGGCAAAATGCTCAAAGAGTATAACGGATAATCAAACGTTAGGTACAGGGGTTAGGTAATAAGCCTAACCCCAAAACCTACTCTAACAGACTTAAACAATGGACATACAGCAAAAAACTGCAGAAACCATACTACAGCAAACGCAACCTGTAACTATATTAGGAAGCACCTATCACGTACCACAACCTACCCTTGCAACCCTTATTCTTGTATCTCAGGAAATCTCCCATATACCAATGGAAGAACTCAATAGAGAAAGGGCATTAGGAGAAGCTTTTCAAAAAGCACCATATGGGAAACACATCGCTCGTGCTCTTGCTATAATGATACTTGGAGCTCCCAACCCTAAAATAACCTTGTGGGAACGACTCAAAAAACTATTCAGCAACCACAAAAAACAACTTCAAGTCCTCACTAATAAAATACTATATCAACTAAGCATACAAGATACAGGCACACTTTTAATTCAGCAACTTGGCAAAATGCAGACTACCGATTTTTTTATGCTTATCACTTTCCTCAACGAAGCGAATCTGCTAAAACCGACAAGGAAAGTGAGCGAAACGACAGTGTCTGGGCAATAGTCGGTGGATTTCTAAAACAATATCCTAATATAACTTTTAATGAGGCTTTGTATGAAATATCCTTTGCTAATATAATGCTCTACAATAGTGTAATACCTGAATATTATTCTGTTGATGAAAAGGACAAAGGGAAGGTTGTTACAGACAAAAGCCCTGAATATAACAAAGAATTAGAAAAACTAATAAATCAATCTTAATAAATGAATAAACTACTAAAATGGCTACTCAAAGCCAAGATAAAGATAGCGATATGGGCTACACCTTTGGTTTTGCTCTTCTACTTTGATGATAAGATACATCTAAGAGATAGGGTGTATTACTTTTTTGTTGCTTTCTTTAAGAGCATTCCATTGCTGTTGTTGTATGCTTATTTTTCAACTGATAGAGAACAAAACGCTATATTTTATGCAAGCATAGGGGTTTTGTTACTCCTTGATATGTTAGCTGGAGCTTGGTATCACTTTAAGAAGGGAGATTTCGATTTTGTAGACCTCTTTAAGGGGACAATTACTAAGATGTTGCTTATTGCAATAGCCTTTATATCTTTATCGCTTTTAAATATACCATTGAGCAGGTCGGGGTGGGGTAATGCGTTTGAAATTACTATACAAATGATATCTTTATTATACCCTGTTAAGGATATTGTAAAGAATGTTTTCGTACTTTCAAAAGGTAAGTTTCCTCCTGAGTTCTTTATGAGAACCTTATACAACTATGAAAAGAGTGGGAAGCTAAGGGAGTTTTACGAAAAAGTAAACAGTGGTATTATTCCTGAAGAATTAAACAAAACAGGCGAACAACAATGACACCAAAGGAATTTATAAAGCAATACAAACCATTTGCTCTTGAAACAGAGCGCAAAACGGGTATATCGCACCTCTTTATTTTGGCACAAGCAGCGTTGGAAACTGGTTGGGGAGAGCGTGGCGTTGGTAATAACATTTTCGGTATAAAAGTACCTAAAAACCTTGTTAGCAGCACGCCGAATGAAAAAAAGCAATTGTTACGTACTAATGAAGTGTTATCGAGTGCAAATGCTGTATTTCCTAAGATATTTAGCATTAAGAAGCGAGCAGACGGCAAATACACTTATGTCGTGTTAGACTGGTTCAGGAAGTACGACACGCCAGAAGAATGCTTTACAGACCACGCGCAATTCTTTTTCAAAAACAAACGATACGCTAAGGCGTTGTTAGTAAGAAGCGACCCGTATAAGTTTGCTGAGGAGGTCGCAAAGGCAGGGTATGCAACCGCTATCAACTATGCTGATAGTTTAAAGAAAGTGATTAAAACGATTGAAAGTTATGAGAAAGTATAATTACATAAGAATACTAAGAGCTTTCGGAGTTATCGGATTGGTGCTCGTATTGCTCGTCCTATTAGGTTGCAGGACTCGTAAGGTAGCCACTACCGAGCAAAAGCAGGTACAAAAAGAGCGTATTATAAAGTACAAGGATAGTACGGCTCTTTTTCAGCAAAACGAACAAACCTTGCAACTCGATACACACGCCTCGCAAGAGTACGAGGTAACAGTGGAGAGCGATAAGGATAGTATAGGCAACAGCAAGGAACTCACGTACACTCGCATTCGTGATGGCAATAATGAAACTATAAGGGTAAGAGGTGGAAAGGTGAAGATTACGACTAAGAGAGCCCTATCCAATAGCCAAATAGTGGCAAATACTACCATTACAAGTACTATAAGCACAACTAATAATGAATTACGTAATACAGAAAGCACAACGGCTTTTTCTCAGAAAACAAAAGATGTGAAAAGTTCCTATTTATACCTTATTGCTATTATCATAGTACTATTGGTAGTCTTTTACTTTATACGGGACAAACTCAAACGCTTTTTGAAGTGATTTTTTTCTTAATTGCACGAGAAACGCCTCTTTATAGGGGCGTTTTTACTACAACCTTAATACACTATAACAATGAACACCAGCGACGGAACTATGGACTTTGAAGCACGTTTACGACTTGATAATTTAGAACGTGATTTAAATAAAATGCAACGACTTTTCAATGAGTCTATGCAAAGCTCACAGCGAGAAACCAATAAACTACAACAGTCTATTGATACCCTTGCTAAGGGAGCATTAGCGTTCTTTACTTTTTCACAAGCAAAGGCTTTTGTCAATCAAGTAATCGAGGTACGCTCCCAATTCCAGCAACTCGAAATATCCTTTGGCACAATGCTCAAAAGTAAGGAAAAGGCTAATGCGCTAATGTCACAAATGACAGAACTTGCTGCTAAAACCCCATTTAGCTTGCAAGAAGTATCAGAAGGTGCAAAACGTTTGTTAGCTTTTCAAGTACCCGCTGAAGAAGTAACCGAAACGCTTAGGCGTATGGGAGATGTAGCCTCAGGGCTTGGAGTACCTATGGGGCAACTTATTCACGTATACGGGCAGGTGAAGGCACAAGGGCGTTTACTCACTAATGACTTGTATCAGTTTATGAATGCTGGTATTCCTATCATAGCCGAATTGAGCAAGGTCGTAGGCAAGAGCGAAACCGAAATCAAAGAAATGGTTTCTGCGGGCAAAATAGGATTTACCGAAATACAAGCCGTCATTAAGAATATGACCAATGAGGGCGGTCTATTCTATAACCTAATGGCAGAGCAAAGTAAATCATTAGGCGGTCAAATATCCAATTTGCGTGATAATTTCGACCAAATGCTCAATGAGATAGGGAAGTCAAGTGAAGGTGTAGTATCAGGCGCAATTCAAGGTGTATCATTTTTGGTTGAAAACTACCAAACTGTTGGTAAACTCATTGCGGGACTCATTGCCACATATGGCACATATCGCACCGCTGTATTGGTAAATATTGCTCTCACTAAGGGATGGGCAATTGCCGCCAAAGAGGATGCTATCGCAAAAGGAATTCAGACACTTGCTACAAAAGCAGCAACAGTAGCTACTGGGGCACTTAATGCTGTAATGATGGCGAATCCTTATGTGCTTGTAGCTACTGCTGTGGTAGGTTTAGCAACATCTTATATTCTATTAAGGGATAACACCACAGCGGCCGAAAAGGCTACAAAAGACTACAACGACAAGAAACAACAAACCATTGAAAGTGAAAAAGCTCATAAACAGCACGTCGATGAACTTATTGAAACCGTCAACAACCAAGCTCTCGCAGATACTGAGAGAGGTGAAGCTCTCAATGAGCTTATTAAAACATACCCTAAAATATTTGAAAAATATGATATTGAAACGCTTAAACTTGCTGATATTCTTAAACTCAAAAAGGAAATAGCCAATGAGGATAGCAGACGTTCTGAAATAAACAAAATTAACGGGTATAGAAAAGCTAAAAAGGACTTAGAAGAGTTTAATAAGAACCCGCAAGCATATCTAAAACCATTAAATAACGCTATCAACACTGGTAGAGGAATGGGTTGGTTAAATATGTTTGGATATCAAAGTGTAACTGAAAGAGAGCAACGCGAGTATTTAGAATCAATGCTCAAAAACCACCAAAACGACCTTAAAAAAGGTATCAAAAACACAGCTTTATCTGATTGGAAAAAGAACCTTAAAAACCTACCTGAAAATGAGCTTCAAAAACAACTACAATATCGTCAACGTCTCATTGCTGACTTGCAAAAACAAGAAAAAGAGAGTAAAAAATGGGCTTCACACGGAGTGAAGTTTGGTAATGAATGGTATTCCTTCAATAAAGAAGAATTACAAGCACAATCACAAGCATTAAAAGGACAAATAGATAAGTTACACGAACAAACTTACAACTATACTGACCTATCTAAGAAGTACGCCAAAGCTGTTAAAGACGCTGAAAGGGCACTATCGGATGTTACCAACAACAAAGCAGGGTATAAAACCGAAAGCGATTATAAAAAAGCCATCTCTGATGCCAAAGAAAAGTTAGAACAAGCAAAAAAAGAGTACAACGACTTCACAGTGAAACCGTCAGGAAGTAGCAAGGCAAGAACTACTAAAAATACCCTCCCTGATTTCGACACTGAAAAAGCCCAAAGAGACCACAACCGCCAAATTCAAGACGACCTTTTTGCTCGTGAAGAAGCCCGCATTAAGATAATGCAAGACGGAGCGGAAAAACGCCTTGCTATCATTCAATTGGAATACGACAAGCAAGAAGAGGAAATTAGAAGACGTTCAGAAGACCAGCTAAACGCATTCATCGAAACCGAAAAACAAAAAGCAGAAGCACAAGGCAAATGGAAAAAGGGACAAGCCTTTGATACCAATACTCCTGCTATCAATGCCGAAAAAACACGCCTTGCTGAAAACGAAAAGGTGCTTTTAGCTTCTAATGCAGAGTACCAACGTATTCAGCAAGAACAAGTGTATAAGGACTTATTAGAAAAGTACCAAACCTACACCGACCAACGTAAAGCTATTGAGGAGAAATACAATGCCGATATTGTCGCTTTGCAAACTAAATTAGGTGCAGACGCTCCACAAGTCAAAAAAGCACAAGATGAAAAAGTACGAGAACTCAAAAAGTTGGATATACTCTACAAAAAAGAGGGTACAGCCATTGCTAAACTCTTTGAGAATATGCGCAAAAAGACCATCAAGGAAATACGCCAAACCATAGCAGAGGCAGAAGCTGAAATAGACCGGTTGGCGAGCAACCTTGATATGGGCGATAAGGACAATGTAGAATATATCCAAAGCCTACGCCAGCAACTTGAACAAACAAGAGAGACAGCCGAGCGTAGCGATACCGTTTTTGGCAAACTCGGTACAAACATCAAAAATCTATTCAAAGCCAAACCCAATACCGCTGAATGGCAGGAAGCGTTCAACGGTATGTTGTCGTCGGCACAATCAATCACAGGGCAATTTGGACAGTTAGGGCAAGAGTTTGAGCGATTAGGACAAAGTACAGGTAACTCATCATTAGAGAAATTAGGACGTACTTTGCAAAACACAGCAAACTTACTTAATAAAACTCTCTCTTTTGCACAAATGGGTGCAAGTGTAGGAGGGGGCTGGGGGGCTCTTATTGGTGCTGTTGTAGGTTTAGGAGTAGGCGCTTTTGAGGGGGCTGCCAAACAACGATTAGCACACGAAAAGAAACTTCAAGAAATTGCAGCATCCAAAATTGCACAACAGAATGAATACAACCGTTTACTTTGGGAAGAAGCTTTATTACATAAAGAAAATACATCTGTATTTGGAACAAAAGAAATTGCCAATGCATTAGATATGTTAAGCAAGTATAGTGATAAGTGGCACGAAGTTAATAGAATGCTTAATTACAGATTAAGAGACCGTGATTTTGGAGTTGTTAATGGATACCGTTCTGCAAATAGAATAGGAGACAATCAAGGTTCACTTATAGATAAGATAGGAATAGCGAATGGCAGTTATACAACAGGAACTTTGTTTTGGGAAAAATCAGGTACAGTATGGGATAATATATTAAAAGTATACCCCGAACTCATTGATGAGTCAGGGAAGTTCAATATAAACCTTGCCGAAAGTATTGTTAAAACTCGTGAGTTTTATGGGACAGGCAAAGAGGACTTTCAAAAAATAATTGATAGTTATAAACAACTAGAAGAAGCTCAAAAGAAATTCGATGAATACGTTAAAAATACTTTTGGAGAATTAGGAACATCTATTATTGATAGTGTTTATAATTCCTTACAAAAAGGAGAGGATGCTTTTGAAAGTTTTGCTAAAACAGTAGGAAATGTAATAGGTAAATTAGGGAAACAGCTTGTATATGAGCTCTTTGTTGCCGAACATTTTAAAAGATTGCAAGAACGAATAACAGAAGCTGGTAGAAATAATAGCGGTAGCGAAGATTTTGCACGAAAGTCTTCTCAAATTGTAGGTGAGTTTGGTAATGCAATGAAAGGCAAAATGGATGAAATGCAACAATTCCTAAAAAATTGGAACAATATGAGTAGTAGTTTGGGGTTTGACTTTCTAAATGAGCAACGCCAAGCTGTTGAAAAAGGATTTGCGCGAATGAGCCAAGACAGTGCCGATGAGTTGAATGGACAATTTAGGCTACTCACTCAAATAGGAGCGGAAACTAAAAACGTAATGTTGCAAACTGTTAAGGAATTTTCAGAAATGCATAAATTCTTACAAACCTTTTCAGCCCAACAACTCAAACACCTTGCGGGAATTGAGATGAATACTTTTCAGTTACACGATATGCGAAAAGATATTGCAAATATGAAAGCGGGTATTAATGAGCTCACCACTAAGGGTATAAAAATACGCACATAAAAATTTAACACTAAAAATTTGTGCACTTCCTTAAAATTGTAATACCTTTGCTTCTTGAATAATCAAATAAATATATTAAAAATGAAGAAAATACTATTTTTAACAGCCATATCGCTACTGTCAAACATTTGTTTGTCTCAAAACAATTTAGAATTTAAAGGAATTCCAATAAAAGGGACTTTAACTGATTTTGGAACTAAATTAGAAAGTCAAGGATACAAAAAAGTTGGTAAAGAAGGGTTTATATACTCAGGAACTTTTGCAAATCAAGACTGTGATATTTTGCTATCAAGTGTTACAAACACAAATGAAATGTTAGCTGTTTATGTTACAATAAGTAAAAAAGAATGGAATAGTTTAGAATCTCTTTATTATGAATTTAAAGAACAGCTATCTAAAAAATATGGAAATCCTGCAAAATATATGGAACATTTTGATTATCCATATAGGAGTTCTGATAGCCCTCTCTCCAAATGGACAGCCCTCAAAGTGAATAAGGCTCATTTTACGAGTTTTTTTGAATTAGGGAATGGAAATATAACAGTTATGATGTATAGTGAAGGCGGATTACTTATTGCTTACACAGACAAACAAGCCGAAAAAAAATCTAAAGAAAAGGAACAAAAATCTTTTTCTGATGATTTATAAAAATATCAATATTATCACCCTCCAAGCCCTCATCACGAGGGCTTTTATTTTAGTGTCTTAAAACAATATCTTTTGTTTTTGGGGTAAAATGTAAACTCTCAAAATTATATAAAGTTAATTCATCTTTTTTCTCATTAATAGTTCCTTTAACTTTATAATGTCCATTTTTACTCATCATTGATAAATTAGGATATTTATAAGAATAACTTCCTTTTTCTGTATATGAGTAGTCCTTTGTTATTCCTTTCTCTATAACAATCAATAAATACTCATCATACATAAAAGACAGGTTAATATATTTTTCATTAATACTACCCCCATCTTGTATATATGTCCAAGAAACTTTCAAATCATCAGGAACTATTTTCTCCTCACTTTTAGAACACCCCATAGCAAGCAGGGCAATCAGTAATAATACTATTCTTTTCATTTCTTATTAGCATTTATACTATCCTTAATGGTTGTTTGTTCTACATTCATACTACTATCATTAATAGATATAGTAGTTCCTTTTTTGTTTAGATTAAAAGCGAATATAATTCCTGCCATAAGTAACAAAAAAAGGAAAGCACCTAAAACACTTTGTAAAATACCGTGTAGATAAGACATTCCTATGCTTGGAGGTTTAATTTCATCTACAGTTTCTCTTAGGTATTTCTTATGATTTGATATTACATTATGCTCTATATCTTTTATAGTTCTTCCAAGCAATTCATTTGTAAACTCTTGTAATATCACAATAGCCATTCGTTTAAAACGCTCCAAACTTCCATTAGTACAAGATGATATATGAAAAGGTTCTAAATCTGATTCTGTAGGTTCGCTTCCGTGTTTTTCTTTAAAAGTTTCTATAAACTCTATTTTTTCATTCTTATACAGGGAATATGCTATATGTCCTACAACGTCATCATTATCTTCTACTAATTTAGAGTATATAAAATTATACTTTCTACTCATAATGAATAAGCCTTTTCGTACGCTTTCCTATACGCTTGTTTTATACTATCCATTGAGATTTGGTTAGAGAATACTTGACCATTGTAAGTAACAGATACTTTCATTACATTTGTAGTACCTTCTGATGTTTTATGGTCTTTTTGAGTGTTTTTTAACTCATTATCAGCTGTTTTTCTCCTTTTATCCATAGTTATAATTCATTCATTTGATAGCGCAAAAGTATAAAAATATTTTTACTTGGCAAAATACTAAGTAAAAAATACTTGCTAAAAATACTACAAAAGCCCCTTAATTGGGGCTTTTTCTATATCTGTATATCCAACTGCTTCAGCCGCTCTCTTTCCCTTTTAGCCTTGTTCACTTGGTATATAGCCGTTGTGTTTTGGTTAGTGTGCGAAGCCAAAATCATAGCCGTATCGCTGTCCAAATTATCAAGCATATAGTGTTTGAGGGCGTAAAAATCAGCTTCAATACCTAATTTATCTTTTACGTGTCGTTTCCAAAAGCGTGTTACAATCTCGGTATGACCCATTTTCTTATTAGGAACAAAATCAAGTGCAAAAAGGTAGTCGTTATCGCTTTTACACTTGTTGCATATCTCTTTCCAAAATTCTAATGCAGGGGATAATATCACCTTTGTACATCGTTTGTACTGCCCGCCTTTTTCAAGTAGTATGATGAACTCCTGTTTGTCCAAATCTACATCTTTGCGTTGTAATCTGAAAAGTTCGGTATTACGTGCACCTGAATATAGAAATATCATCATATACCTATAAAAGTCGGGGTTAATAAATCGCACGTGGTTTTTTACTTTTGTAAGTTCATCAGCAGTAAGTATAGTACGGACTTCTTTAATCACCTTTTTAGGGTATATATCCCTCGTAATGTTACTTTCGCAGCATTCGTACTCTATTAGCTCACGGTATAAGCTGGAGAAGTATATCACAAACCTATTGTAATATTTGTCGGATAGTCGCAACCAGTCCAGCATTCGCTTTAAGTCCACCCTTCGTAAGTCTTTAATTTTAACGGCTTGCAAATCGAGAGCTTCACACGCTTTTTCAAGTCTATTGATAGCGCATTGTATTTCGTATAGGTGCTTTTTAGTACCTACTTTTATTTCCAATGCACGCCTAAAAGCCTCAATAAAGTGTAATTCAGGGTAAAGACCCTCCTTGTGAAGGCTCACATACTTTTTGAGGATAGGATTAAAACCATTGTCAAGTTGCTGGGGAATGTTTTTAAGAAGAAAAGAAATCATCGCTTTTCGTTCCTCTATCGTATTAGGTCTGTTAGCCTTTTTTCGATAGGGAAAGCCCTTAGGGTATTTCTTTTCAAAACGAGGGTCAAAGAAAACGCATTGCACGTACCAATCTTTATCCAAGTCTTTTTTAGTAGCTTTTTGCCAGTTGGCAGGGGACACCCATAGTTCGGAGTAGCTACACCCGTCCATTGTTTTTGTAACCATAATGTAATTATTTTAGATTGACGTTTACCTTGTCGTTTTTGAATAATTACAAATGGGATTACCGTACTAAAAATAAAAGGTAACGCTTTGAGTGGAAGTGCGTTACCTATTAGTGACCTCGACAGGATTCAAACCTGTAACCTTCTGAGCCGTAATCAGATGCGCTATTCAGTTGCGCCACGAGGCCATTGTTGTT